TACAAGGCCTTAATAGATTAGCAGAAGCAACAATGGATTTTTATGAAAAGAATAAATCTGTGTTTAGACCACTAAAGAAAACGGAAGCTGAGGTAAATGTACTGGCACAAAGAGTGGCAAAGATGGACGAAGAGGTAGATGAAATTGTTGGTAAGTATATTGAAACAAGAGAAGTAAGTGATGCGGATCTATCAAGACTATCAACTTTATTGAATGACAATCTAGATACAATGATGAAAGAACTTATTGATATAGATTCCAATGCCATAGACGGATTATTTCCTGATCTACCATTTAAAAATAGAGACGAGTGGGCAGATGCTTTAATTAAAAAGGACTTGTATGAACTAGCGTATAGAAAGTTTGTCTTAAAAGATCCTGATGCGTCATCGTATTATGCGGTGTCACCATCTGAATACGTTATTGACAGATATAGTTTTCAAGGAAATGCTGCAACATCTGCAGCCGATAGAGCGGCCGATAAACAACGACGCTTTGATGTTTTTAAAAGAAGCGGTGAATTTAGAAGTTCACAATACAAAGGTATTGGTATGGACGAGTTTTATGGAGGGCCTAACTCTGTTGATGAAAAAGGTAAACATTACACATCAACCATTGAAAAGATTTTGAAGAAACAAGCGCAGAGTAATAATTCAGAAATCATTACCATGCCTGTACAAGTAAAAAGGGGAAAAGGGTCAACACAATACCGTGTTACCGATCAAAATGGTAATATGGTAGCAACCTTAACCAATGAAGATCAAGCAAGAGAATTACTTGTATCAAATCCAAATTACAGAATTCAACCTATTGCCATACCTAACAAAAAAGACATGGAGCCAGTTTTTGCTATTAAAATTACTCCTGAAATGCTAGAACCATATAAGACACACAAAGCACAAGGTGGACTTGTCGAGCATATTGATATATTTGAGGTATAATGGTTGAGAGAAGAATAACAGGTGAACCTACACAAGTAATAGCTGAAGAGGTAACAGTAGAAACTCCTGATGAACTAACAGTTGAAAACATTGAAATGACAGAAGATGGAGGGGCGTTAGTCAATCCAATGGATGAACAAGAAGAAGTAGAATTTGATTCTAACCTAGCTGAGTACATAGATGAAAAAGATCTACAGGATATGTCATCTGATCTTGTCGGTGATTACAAAGAAGATAGTTCTTCTAGAGAAGAGTGGTATGATGCTTATGCAAAAGGATTAAAACTACTTGGATTTAAGTATGAAGATAGATCACAACCTTTTCAAGGAGCAAGTGGTGTAACACATCCTTTATTATCAGAGACAGTTACACAGTTTCAAGCTCAAGCTTACAAAGAATTATTGCCTGCAAATGGTCCCGTCAGAGTACAAATGATTGGTAAATCTGATCCACAAAAAGAACAACAAGCTCAACGTGTACAAGAGTTTATGAACTACCAAGTAATGCATGTCATGGAAGATTTTGATCCTGACTTAGATCAAATGTTGTTTTACTTACCTCTATCTGGTTCAAGTTTTAAAAAAGTTTATTATGATTCTACAATGGGAAGAGCTGTATCAAAGTTTATTCCTAGTGAAGAATTAATTGTTCCGTACACCGCAACAGATTTAGGAACAGCAGAACGAATTACACATGTATTAAAAAGAACAGAAAACGATATTCGTAAATTACAAGTAACAGGTTTTTATCGTGATGTAGACTTAGAAGAATATGAAGACTCTGAAACAAGTAGCATTCAAACAGAAGTTAATCGTTTGGATGGTGTGAGAGAAACAGGGCCTTACAAGAATGATACATACACGTTATTAGAAATGCATGTTGATTTAGATGTGCCAGGATTTGAAGATCCTGATGGAATTAAACTTCCGTATATTGTAACTATTGATGAGGGCTCTGGTAATATTTTATCGGTATACAGAAACTATGATGAACAAGATCCTTTAAAAAAGAAAAAACAATATTTTGTACATTACAAATTTTTACCTGGCCTTGGTTTTTATGGTTATGGATTAATTCACATGCTTGGTGGTTTATCAAGAACTGCAACAGCAGCTCTTAGACAATTACTTGATGCAGGCACGTTAGCAAACTTACCAGCAGGATTTAAAGCAAGAGGTTTACGTATTGCTGATGATGATTCTCCAATACAACCTGGTGAGTTTAGAGATGTCGATGCACCAAGTGGAGATCTACGTGCAGGACTAATGCCTTTACCTTACAAAGGCGCTGATCAAACTTTATTTCAATTACTAGGATTTGTTGTACAAGCAGGGCAACGTTTTGCTTCTATTGCCGATCAAAAAATTGGTGATAGTGTAGCGGCAAATGCACCTGTAGGAACAACAATGGCGTTGATTGAAAGAGGATCAAGAGTCATGAGTGCAATACATAAAAGATTACACTATGCACAAAAAACAGAATTTAATTTACTAGCAAAAGTATTTAAAGAATTTTTACCACAACGATATCCTTATGATGTAGGAAGTGGCGCTGTACCGAGTGTTAAATCAACTGACTTTGACGAACGCGTTGATATCATGCCTGTGTCTGATCCAAATATTTTTTCTATGTCTCAACGTGTTACGTTGGCACAAACACAATTACAAATGGCACAGTCTGATCCGCAGTCACATAATATTTATGAAGCATATAAAAGAATGTACCAATCACTTGGAGTAAAAGATATTGATGCAATTTTACCTCCGCCAGCAACACCTAAACCAAAAGATCCTGCGTTAGAAAATTCTGACTCATTGCTTGGCAAAAAATTAATCGCTTTTAGAAATCAAGAGCATCAAGCACACATCGATGCACATAGAACATTTTTATCATCAATGTTGGTTCGTAATAACCCTCAAGCGACTGTATTATTGCAAGCACATGTTATGGAACATGTATCTTTGTTAGCAAGACAAATAGTGGAAGCAGAAAATCAAGAACAAATACAAGCTGAAGCGGCAAAATTCGGTGGTCAATTACCGCCAGAGCTACAAGCTCAATTCCAAGAAGAAATGGAACGTCAAATTTCGTTAAAAGCAACAGAATTTATTGAAGAAATGTTTATTGAAGAGCAACAAGCAATGTCTGGACAAGGAGAAGACCCTCTTGTTGGCTTAAAACAACAAGAATTACAGTTAAAAGCACAAGATATTCAACGAAAAGCACAAAATGATCAACAAAAACTTGATTTAGAAGGTGCAAAACTTGATCAAAGTGCAAAAATTGCACAAGATAAGATAGATTCTAACGAAGATATTGCACAATTACGTGCAAATGTTAATCTAGATAAACAAAATCAAAACAATGCAAAACGCAACAACTAAATTACAGGAATATTTTAACGAATTGATGAATTTTTCGGATACAGCGGTTACAAGTCAAGAAGAACAGATACTTTTAGCGGGTGCAATGATGGGTGTAGCAAAAATGTTGTATCATAATAATCTTACCGAGCAAGAATATGATAATATTATGAATCATAATGGAAGAGACTTGCTAAATCTTTTAAAACCCACTATACATTAAGTATTATGCCAAAAAAGAAAACAAAAGAAGAGTTTTTAAAAGAGTATAGCGGTAAACAAAATCCTATACCAAATATTTTTTCAAAAAAGAAACAAAAACAAGGAGCTTCGCAAGGAAAGCCTTTTAAAAAAAAGAAAAAAGGTAAGTACGGTGGAGACATTCCAGCAAGAAAAGAAGTGCCTGGAAATCCACACGGTGTAACAAAAAAAGATCAAGAAGGTAATATAATATTAATGGCAAAGGACGGTGGTTCGGCATCCAAGTTTCCTGATCTATCAGGTGATGGCAAAGTTACACAAAAAGATATTCTCATGGGCAGAGGAGTTGTTAAAGCTGCCAAAGGTGGTTTAGCGGGTAGACTAGCTACACGCGGTTATGGAAAGGCAAGAAAATGAAATTTAAAAATGCAAAAATGACTATTGTCCCTCAAAAAAACCCATTTCCTAATACTAAAATTGCTTCAACAGCAGAGAAAGTTTACTCTCCTTTTGTAGTAAAAGATAACAAAGGAACGGGACCTCAAGGGCAAACAAGCAGAATGCAAATTAAAAAAGTAGCATTTAAAGGCGTAAAATAGTATAATCCTCAACTTAACAAAGGAGGTTCTATGAACTTACTAAAAGATCTATGGTCACATTTGAAAGAATGGTCGGACTGGAAGATGAAGGATTGGATTAAGGCGGGTATTGTAGCTTTGATCGTAATTCTAATTATAGGAGCTATTTAAATGGCATTTGGATTGTTATCTGGTTTACTAGGCGGTAAAGACGGAGCTTTAAAACAAGTTGCTTCCGTTATAGATTCAATTCATACATCAGAAGAAGAGAAATTAGATAAAAAAATTATCATGCAACGCATTCAACAAAAGCTTGCAGAAAAGCAATTAGATGTTAATGCAAAGGAAGCCAGCCATCGCAGCGTATTCGTTGCTGGCTGGCGACCAGCTATAGGATGGTGCGGAGCCCTAGCTTTATTTTTCGCGTTCATCTTATCTCCCTGTATTGATTGGTATGCAAAATTTTCAGGTATGGATATTGTGCCTCCTGCCATAGAAACTGGGCCCCTTCTAGCAATTGTCACTTCAATGCTCGGCGTATCGGGCCTCAGAACTTTTGAGAAGGCAAAGGGTCTTACTAAGTGACATACGACGAATTAGCTGGTTCCGTAAAATTATCCGAAGGCTTTAGAGATCACGTATACATAGACACCGAAGGATTTCGCACAATAGGCTGGGGTCATAAAGTAGTACACGAAGATAATTTTGAAGATGGTAAAACATATACCAAGGAAGAACTACAAGAAGTATTTGATAAAGATTTAAACACTGCAATAGGTAAAGCTAGAACACTCATGGAAGAACATGGTGTCACTGATTTGCCTACAACTGCTCAACATACCATTACCGAAATGGTATTTCAGCTTGGCCCTACAGGCGTGTCCAAGTTCCGTAACATGTGGAAATGCCTGCAGGAAAGCAATTTTATTGGTGCGAGCTACGAGATGCTCGACTCGAAATGGAATAAACAAACTCCAAATCGTTGCAAAAAATTAGCTGACCAAATGAAATCATGCGAATAGAAAATTTATTTACTTACTTTAAAAATCAACTAAAAGATAGACAAGACACTGTAAAAGAAGCTATATACAATGGTGTAAAAGATTGGGACGAATATCGGTATTTGACTGGTAAACTTCGCGGTCTTGAAGAAACTGAACAGGAACTCACGGACCTGCTGAAGAAAACGGAGCTAGACGATGACGACTAAACCTAAATTAATTGTACCAAAACACGTTTGGGATGGTGCAGAAAAACAAAAACAAAAAAAAGAACTAGAAAAAATTCCTCAGCCTGTCGGTTGGAGAATAGTATTATTTCCCTTAAAATTAAAAGGTAAAACAAAAGGTGGTGTTATTCTTACTGATGAAACAGTAGAAGAGTCACAAATAACAACAAATATTTGTAAAGTCTTAAAGACTGGATCTTTATGTTATAAAGATAAAGAGAGATATCCTGATGGTCCTTGGTGTAAAGAGGGTGATTGGGTTATAATAACTCGCTATGCAGGATCTCGAGTAAAGATTGATGGTGGTGAGTTACGTATTATTAACGAAGATGAGATTCTGGCAGTCGTTGATGATCCTAGAGATATATTGCCAGCTAACATAATGTAACATGGAGAATTCTATGCAAGTACAATCACAAAATGACAAACTGGTCCCGATAGATACTTCTGGTGATCCCGTCGAAGTGGAGTTAAAAGAAGAAGAAAAAAAAGAAGAACAGGTTACAGAACCTGAAATTCAAGTTGAAGAAGAACCTAAACAAGAAGCAAAAGAAGAAGAGCTTGAGGAATATTCTCAATCGGTAAAAAGACGTATTGATAAACTTACACGTAAAATGCGTGAAGCTGAAAGACGTGAACAAGCCGCTATTGAATATGCTAAAAAAGTTCAAGAAGAGAATAAAAATTTAAATGTTATGTCTCAAGTAACTTCTAAAGAAAGAGTTGCTTCTGATGAACAAAGCCTACAATCAACGGAACAGCTTTTAAAAACAGCTTTTACTCAAGCGGTGAGTGAAGGAGATGTTGAAAAACAAATGGAAGCTCAACAAAGAATAGCACAATTAGCTATTGAAAAAGAAAGATTGGGTTTACGTAAAAGAAAAGTAGAGCAACAAGAAATTAAAAAAGAACAACCTGTTGAAGAACCTTGGAATAATCAACCACAGGCTCAATCACAGGCTAAACCTGATCCTAAAGCTCAAGAGTGGGCTGAAGGTAATAAATGGTTTGGAGAAGATAAGGCAATGACTTATACCGCAATGTCTTTTCATGACGAATTATTAAATGAAGGATTTGACTCGAGCTCAGATGAGTATTATACTGAAATCAATCGAAGAATTCGAAAAGAGTTTCCTCATAAATTTGAGGATCAAAGTAAGCCGAGGCAAAAAGTTGCTTCTGCTACTCGAACATCGGCTACAGGCCGCCGCACTGTGAGACTCACACCTTCACAGGTAGCTATCGCAAAAAAACTTGGTGTGCCACTTGAAGAGTACGCAAAACACGTGAAGGAGGCGTAAATGACTGATACAAAAATAAACAAAACCTCGCGCAATATTGAAACCCGTGAAAAGGATGCACGAAAGAGGGGATGGGTTCCTCCAAGTAACCTAGAAGCACCAGAACCACCAGAAGGTTTTCACCACAGGTGGGTAAGGTCGGAATATCGTGGTATGCTCGATGAAAAAAACATTATTGGCAGATTACGAAGTGGATATGAGTTTGTAAAACATGATGAGTATCCCGATAGATTGGATTTACCTTCTATCGCTGACGGCAAATACAAAGGTGTCATAGGTATAGGTGGATTATTATTAATGCGTTGTCCTATTGAAGTAAAAGAAGACAGAGATGAATATTTCCGTAATCTTACAAACGAAAAGACAAATGCAATTGAAAATGATCTACATAAACAGGAGCATCCAGCTATGCCAATCCATCAGGAAAGGCAAAGCAGAGTAACATTTGGAGGCAAAAAATCTTAATTAGTAAGATCATTATGTCTCTAAAAAATTTAGGAGACTACTATGGCTAACATAGATCAAGCTTTCGGTCTAAGACCTATAGCTAAAGTTGGTTCTGCCCCTGGTGGAACAACTGGTACGACTAAATACTCTATTACAAGTGGCGCAAGCGCATTATTTACAGGAGACCCCGTTAAGCCAAAGGCTGACGGATCAATTGAGGTAGCAACTGCTGGCGACCCTATTAGAGGTATTTTTTTAGGATGTTTCTACACAGATCCATCCACAGGCAAGCCTAGATATAACAACACTTTCCCTAACGGTACAGCGGCAAGTGATGCTATAGCTTTTATTGCTGATGATCCTGACCAATTATATATTTGTCAGCAAGATTCAGTAGCAAGCAATCTAGTAGCAGCTGATTTAAACCAAAACTGTGATCTAGTTTTTGGCGCTGGTTCTACCACTAATGGTATTTCTGGTGTAGAAATTGATTCAAGTTCTAAAAATACTACTGCAGCACTTCAGGTGAAGTTGATTGATTTTTATGACACACCGAGTAATGACGCTACGGCTAATAACTCTGTTCTTGTTATAAAACTTAACAACTCTGATATGAACGGTGGTACTGGAACTGCAGGCGTATAGGAGTAGATTATGGCGATTAATAGAGCGCAACTCGCGAAAGAGCTAGAACCTGGCCTTAACGCCTTGTTCGGTATGGAGTATTCTCGTTATGAAAACGAGCATGCTGAGATTTTTGACCAAGAAACAAGTGACAGAGCTTTTGAAGAAGAAGTAATGTTAGTTGGCTTCGGTGAAGCTGCAGTCAAGCAGGAAGGTTCTGCTGTACAATTTGATACAGCTCAAGAATCTTTCACTGCTAGATATTCTCATGAAACTGTTGCATTAGCATTCAGTTTGACTGAGGAAGCAGTCGAAGACAACTTGTACGATACTTTATCGGCTCGTTACACAAAATCTTTGGCACGTTCAATGGCATACACAAAGCAAGTAAAAGCAGCGAACATTTTAAATAATGCATTCGCAACTGCTGGTGGCGATGGTGTTTCATTAGTAAACACTGCTCACCCAACTGCTTTAGGTGGCACTTTCTCAAACAGAAATGCTACTGACGCTGACTTGAACGAAACCTCATTAGAGCAAGCAATGATTGATATTGCAGGCTTTATCGATGAAAGAGGGCTAAAAGTTGCAATGCAGGGAAGAAAACTAATCATCCCAGTAAACATTCAATTTGTAGCTGATAGAATTTTAAATTCTACTCTAAGAGTTGGTACTGCTGACAATGACATTAATGCAATGAGAAACATGGGTATGTTACCTGATGGTTATACAATTAACCATTACTTATCTGATACAGATGCATACTTCATTAAAACTGATGCTCCTAATGGATTTAAACACTTCGTAAGAGCTGCCCTTGCTACTGGCATGGAAGGTGATTTCGATACAGGAAACATGAGATACAAAGCTAGAGAGAGATACAGCTTTGGATTTTCAGATCCTAGATGTGTATACGGATCTCAAGGTTCATAAAAATTACTGGATCCTCCCAGGAAAGAAGGCGCTTGTAAGAGCGCCTTTTTTATTTTATAATCTCCTTCCCAAGACTTAAACGACAACTATAAGGAGGTTGACATGGGAACAACGACATTTTCAGGACCAGTCAAAGCTGGTTCTATAAGAGAAGGAGCAAGTGTTAATACAGGGTTTGTATTAATGGCTCAATCAGCAGTAATTGATATTATCGGTGCAACTGCTACTACAGCAATAGGAATTATTCCTGCTAACTCACAGATTGTGGATGTAATTTTAAATGTTACAACTGTAAACAATGATGGTGGAACTGCTACAGTTCAAGTTGGACACGCAGGTGATACTGATGAGTATTTACCAGCTACTAACGTAAAAGCTTTAGGTACAACTAGAGGTACAATTGGTACTGATGGTACAGATATTGGTTCATCTGATCAGACTGTAAATGCTGTTTTCACAGCAGGTACAGGTAATGGTACAACAGGTGCTGCTACAGTTACTGTTCTTTACATGCAGAATAACAACTTAGCATAAGGGGTTTAAATGGCATTAGTAAAAACTACAGCTGGTGTAGAAACAGCAACAATAACAAGTACTGGTAATGCTGTAGCAAGTTCAGCGAGACTATACAGTATATATGCAGTTTGTGCTGGTTCTGCAGGATCTATCGTGTTAAAAAATGGTTCTGGTGGTTCAACACTAGCAACTATTGCTACACCAGGATCCGCTACAACTACTATAAATGTTGATTTTACAGATGATGGTTTAGACTTTCCAAGTGCTTTACATGCTACGTTAACAAACGTAACATCTGTTCTGTTTGTATATGGCTGATAATCAACCAAAGAAAAATAAAAAGAATTTTCGCCCCACTAAGTCTGGGGCGGGAATGACTAAAGCTGGGGTCAAGAAGTATAGAGCTATGAACCCTGGTTCTAAATTAAAAACTGCTGTAACAGGCAAAGTTAAAAAAGGATCTAAAGCTGCAAAACGTAGAAAATCTTTTTGTGCAAGAAGTGCAGGACAAATGAAAAAATTTCCAAAAGCAGCAGCAAATCCTAAATCAAGATTAAGACAAGCAAGAAAGAGATGGAAATGTTAAAACCAATAACAATAGGTGTAATTCTTGCAACCATATTAATATTCTTTTTAAATAGCATGATGAACTCAGCGCTTGCTGCAGATACGAACACGGTCAGTTCTACCGTTGTGACGGATAAATCGGTACCAACCGCAAATGCTCCAAGTGTTGTTGTAAACAATTCTGATATTTGTAAGGTAGCAACGTCAGGCGCAATTCAAACCAACATACTCGGTCTCGCTACAGGCGTAGTTGTGGACGATGAGCTGTGTCAGCTTTTAAAGCTTTCTCGCCAGTTGTATGCATCAGGGCTTAAAGTTGCCTCAATTTCATTGCTCGCAACTGACCCAAGAGTTTTTGACAGTTTAGTTATGGCAGGCACTCCACCTCCATATATGGGTGCTATTGGAAGTGAAGCTTTGGAAAAATGGAAATCAAATCCAAACATGATACCAGAGGGTAGTACAGTATTTGAAGATACAGATGTTTTAAAGATTAATGTAGAAGAAGGTGTAAGCGATGGCGAATTCCAGAAGTTTTTATTTATGGCTATGGCTCTGTATATCGGTTTCCCTATCCTTTTCTAGTAAAGCTGTAGATTGTTCAACAGATACAGTTGGACTTTGTACTCCTACTATTGAAGAAATAATTGATCAAACTGTTACAGAAACAATAGAATATGAAGCGGATGGTTATACTGTAACCACAGAAACTACAACGAATACAACCACAACAACTGTAACAAATGAAGATTCAGGTGATTTATTAGATGGTGATAATGGTTTTGTACAGCCTAGATTTGAAGGTGATATGGACCAGGATTTTGGAGGTCAAGGCCCCGCAAGCATGCCTTCAGGAACTGGTTGTTTTAAATTAGGTACAGATAAGTGTGCACAAATTACAGGATCGGGCAACAGTACAAGCACAATGGGCGTGGAGGGAATGGGAACCACGTTTGTCAACACAGTCGATATATCTTCCCTTGATATAGAAAATGGAGGAAGAACAAATTATACAATCAAAGTAGATAAGCAAGATGCGCAAGATCGTATCTATATGCATATTACAGGTAGAAACGGAAATACAAATGTATTTAGTGGCACAGATATATTATCAGAATCTGGTGTAGCTAGTGGATATCAAGAATATGAAAATGGTTTTGATTTTGCAGGCACTATAACAACGTTGATAATCGAAATTGGTGGGCGTGATATCAATATGGCAATCGGCCCGCTCTTTGATGATATTACCATAAACGTACTTTACAATGTAATATCTACAATCGTGCAACAATCTATTACAACAGTAGAAATGTGGGTTGCTTACGGTGGTAGCACAGAAACAGAAGTAATAGATATTGTAGAAAATATTATTGATCACAATGATTTTAATGAACAGCCTGGTGGAGAAATAGAAATAGAACCAATACAGGAGCCAGACTCAGACGTTTCTTATGAAATGGTAGAAATGGAGATGGAGATGGAAATGCCTGTTATGGAAATAGAAATACCAGAGATGGAGATGGAAATGCCAGAAATGGAAATGGCAAGTGTCGAGACAGAGATAGAAATGGAGATGGAGATGGAAATGCCTGAGCCAGAGGTTGAAGTAGAAACACAACCTGAGCCAGAACCAGAGCCAGAAATAAATGAACCAGAACCTGAGCCAGAACCAGAAGTTTCTGAGCCAGAACAAGAGGAGGTACAAGATGAACCTACTGAAGAAGATACTAAGGAAACTGAACCTACTACGAAAGAGGAGCCTGAGCAGGAAGAAAGCTCACCAGAGGTTGCTAAAGATGAAGATAGCGAAGAAGATATGGAAGAAACAGAGGATAAGGATCAAGACGAGGTAAAAAAAGAAGAGAGTAAAAAAGAAGTCGCAGCTAAAAAAATATTAAAGAAGATGGGTGATAAGGGTAGATATGACTCTGCAAATCAGTTAAAAACATTAATTGTGATGCAAGTATTAGGTAACTCTAAATCATTCTTTGAAGGTCAACAAAGTTTAAATGATATACAAGGATTCTTTACAGATAATGCAATACCTGATGCTGAACTAACAACTAACAACATAGCACAATACTTTCTATTTGGAGGAAGTGACGTTCTTATGGATGAAATGATAATGCAACAATGGCAGAAGTAAATATAGGAGGCATAACTTTCAAGGGCGGAAAAATGCTCGCAATAATACTAGCATTAAGTAGTAGTGTTGGTGTTTTATATGGCGGTTTTGAGATGTTCAAGAAATTTCAGGATATGTCTGCGCAAATTGAGTCATATGTTGCCCCTGACCTTTCAGACTTTGATAAGACTATTGCTTTGACTAAAGAAGAAATGGTGAGCAAGACGGAGCTTATACAAACAGAAGTTGAAATGATAATGCAAGAAATGGAAATGATGATGTCAGAAATCCGCTTAGTGAGTGATGTGGCAAACGAATTGAAAAACGACCTTCGGCAAGATGTAAGAAGAGTAGAGAAGATTGTCAATGATGTAGAACAACAAGTTAAAGAAGATGCTAGAGATAATTCAAAAGATTTAAAGATTGCAATAGATACTGTTGAAGAAGATATGACAAAGTTAAAAACGAACTTAGAAGAAAAGATGAAAGAGTTACAAGAAAATATAGATAAACAAATAAAGCTAACTCTGGAAAACCCTCTTAACCAAATGAAATAATGGCAGTAAAGTTACCAAATAACCAATACTTTACACCTATTAAAAAAAGAACTAGTATAGGTAATTCTTCACGCAGTAGGCCGAAGAATAAAAACAAAAGACGTCAACACGTTAAATATAGAGGTCAAGGTCATGGGTAAATTATGTGCTAGAGGAAAAGCTGCAGCTAAAAGAAAATTTAAAGTTTACCCTTCTGCTTATGCGAACATGTATGCAAGTGCTGTGTGTTCTGGAAAAGTAACACCAGGCGGTAAAAAGAAAAATAAAAAAGCTGCTGGAGGAATGATTGAATCAAACAAACTTTCACAACAAAGAAAAGCAGTTTCTAAATTTAATAAAGGTGGCATCGCGCGCGGGTGCGGAGCGGTTGCAGAAAACAAACGCAAAAAAACTAAATATAGTTAATGGCAAAGAAAGGACTAAGAGCATGGGTGAAAGAGAAGTGGGTCGATATTGGAGCTCCAAAGAAAGACGGAAAATATCAACCTTGTGGCAGAAAAAAGGGGAGCAAAAGAGCGTATCCGAAATGCGTTCCACTTGCAAAAGCCACACGGATGACAAAGTCGCAAAAGGCGAGTGCTGTCAGCAGAAAGAGGGCTGCGGGCAATCCAGGAGGTAAACCTACAAATGTAAAAACATTTGCAGCTAGAGGAGGTCTTATCTCAAAAGAAAGAAGGGCAGGAGCAGCCATTAGAGGCTTTGATTTTAAAGGTGTATTCTAAAGAAGAAATAATACAAGACGTACGTAAGTGGTCAGAGGAATTTTTAGAAATACCTAATAAACATTTAGGTGGTTTTCCAGCGTGTCCTTTTGCTAAAAAAACATGGAATGATCACAAAGTTGTTATTGAAACAAAAAGAAAATTTAAACAATATAAAGGAGAATTAAATGGTCATTTAAAACAACTTGATTTTAAAGTTCATGAAATATTGATATTCTGTGATCCGTATTTTAACTATTCATTAGATCAGTTTCAAGATATGATTGATGACTATAATGGTTGGTATAATAAAAAAGATATATTTTTTATGGGTTTTCATCCCCTCAATCCAGCCAATGAGGAAGAACAAGAGTTTTTGGTTACTCCAAATGGGGACACCCCTGTTGTAGATAGTGACTTGGAGTATTCAATGATGCTCATACAAAAGTTCTCGCAATTACAAGAAGCTTCTGATAAACTACATCGTCAAGGTTACTATAAACTGTGGCCAAAGGGATATTATCGAGACGTCGTGGTATCTAGACAAAAAACTTATAGACGAATATTCGGAGGTCAAGATGTTTAAAAAGAAACAAGCAATGAAACGAGGAGGAGCAGTCAAGAAACGTGGTGGCGGAATGATGGGTCCTAAAAAGAAAATGGCAAAAGGCGGGCCTATTGCTAAACCTTTAGCCAAAAAACCAACTGGTAGAAGCGCTGCTGCTAAAAAAGCTGCTATGAAGGGAACTAAAGGTGGTGCAAAAGCTGCTTTGATGGGTTCTATAATGAAAGGTAAAGGAAATCCTGCTGGCAAAGATATGTCAATAGCGGGTAAAATTAGAAGTGCTGTAGGTTTACTAGGACGACGAAAAGCTCTTGGTGGTAGAAAACCAGGAAGAATGGGCGGGAGTAAAAAAAAATAGATGCCAACTTATTCTTCAACATCAGATTTTAATTTATCAATTGATGATATATCTGAAGAAGCTTTTGAACGATGCGGTCTACAAATTCGTAGTGGATACGATATAAAGACCGCGAGACGTTCATTAAATCTTATGTTAGCTGAATGGGCTAACAGAGGTTTAAACCTCTGGACAATTCAAAAACAAGAAAAAACGTTACCTGCTAATACAACAGCTTTAACAGGAACTAATTTATTTGGTTCTGGTGCTGATGACAGTTCACAGATTGTTGATATTACTGATGTCATTATTCGTGATTCAAGTAATAATGATTATTCAACATCAAGTATAAGTAGAGCTACGTATTGGAATTATACCGTTAAAACGACCAGCGGACGACCAACTCAATACTATTTTGAACGTACGATAAACCCAACACTATATCTATATCCTGCTGCAGACTCAGCATACACTCTAATATATTATGCTCTTGTTCGGATGAAGGATTCGGGCGATTACACGAATAATAATGAGATTCCTTTTCGTTTTCTTCCATGTTTATCTGCTGGATTAGCTTATTACATAGCTATGAAAAAAGCGCCAGACAGAATTCAATTATTAAAACAAATTTATGAAGATGAGTTCCAACGAGCGGCGGATCAAGATGGTGAAAGAACAAGTTTATTTTTGACTCCTAAAACATATCTTCCAGGAGTTTAAATGGCTAGATACGCATCAGGTAAATTTGCTTTACGAATATCGGATCGTTCAGGTATGGCGTTTCCTTACAATGAAATGGTGCAAGAGTGGAATGGTTCATGGGTACATACCAGTGAGTTTGAACCTAAACATCCTCAGCTAGAACCTTTACCTCGCGTAACAGATTCACAGTCTTTACAATATGCTAAACCTCAAAAAGTAAGCGCAATTGTTCCTTTAACAACTAACCTGTATGGAAAAAATATATTCGCTGTAAAAACACAAACAATTACACAATTTAATCCTATTCCAGCACCAGGTGCAAATGAGACGGTTATTGTTAATACAATGCAACCTTTAGAAGGCACAGATCAAGAAAATAAAAATATAGAAATTAAATCATTTTTAGGTACAATAACGGTAAATATATCATGACAACATATTCTGAATTACAAACACAAATAAGAGATTATACAGAAACATCTAGTGATGTTTTAACAGACGCTATTCTTAACGATTTTATTGAACATGCAGAAAAACGTATATTTAGAGATATTGATTTAGATGTATACCGATCTTATCAATTTGCTAGTCTTACTCAAGGAAATTCTTTTGTCACCTTACCAGGTGCTAATACAGGTCAATTAGCCTTTATTCGTTCGGCTCAGATATATCCAGCAACAGGAACACCTACTCGTGATTATTTAGAACAAAAAGATATTTCGTATATGAATGAATATTGGCCAGATAGAACATCTCAAGCGCAACCTAAATACTACGCAATGTGGGATCAAGACACAATATATCTTGCACCTACACCAAATTCCAATTATAATATTGAATTAGCTTTGAACAAGCAAGAAACTGGATTATCCTCATCTAATACAACAACTTGGGTGAGTACAAATGCTCCAAGAGTTCTTTTATATGCTTGCCTATCGGAGGCATATAAGTTCTTAAAAGGACCAGATAATCTTTTAGCTTTCTATGAACAAGGCTATCAACAAGCACTACAAGGCTTGCAACTTGAACAACAAGGTAGAAGAAGACGTGATGAATACTTTGATGGTGTTCTCCGACTTCCTCTTGAATCGAAACAACCATAAGGAGATAAAACATGGCAATATCGTCTGCAATATGCAACACTTTTAAGAGAGATCTTTTAAAAGGGTTTCATGATTTTGACTCGTCTGGTGGAGATACCTTCAAGATTGCATTATTTACTTCATCTGCAACTTTAGGTGCTTCTACTACAGATTATTCAACTACTAACGAAATAACAAACACATCTGGCTCTGCTTACACAGCAGGGGGTGAAACATTAACTAATAACGGTGTAACAGGTGGATCAGGAGCTTCAACAGCATATGTTGATTTTGCGGATGCACAATGGACATCGGCTAGTTTTACTGCAAACGGTGCGTTGATTTACAATACAACGACTGACGCAGGTACAGGTACAACAGATGCGGTTTGTGTATTAGCATTTGGTGGAGACTTCACAGCATCAAACGGTACGTTTACTGTGCAATTCCCAGCAGCAAATACAAGTGATGCTATTATAAGAATTTCGTAGGAGGACTAAATGGCTTTAGTCCTCAACGATCGTGTTAAAGAAACCACGACTACCACAGGAACAGGAGCAATAGCTCTTGGTGGAGCGGTATCTAGTTTTGAAACTTTTGGTGCTGGTGTTGGTAATAGCAATACAACGTATTATGCTATTGTACATCAAACAGCCAATGAGTTTGAAGTAGGACTTGGTACGCTTGATGGTACCAGTGCAAATTTAACAAGAACAACCGTTATATCTAGCTCTAATAGTGATGCAGCAGTAAACTTTTCAGCAGGGACGAAAGATGTATTCTGTACGTTTCCTGCAAGTAAAACAATGGATATGGTAATGACAACAACAGGGGACATCGCATATGCGTCAGCAAACAATACACCAGCGCGATTAGCACTAGGAACAGCAAACCAGGTATTACAAGTTAACTCTGGTGCAACAGCTCCTGAGTGGGTAACACAAAGTGCAGGCGTAAGTGCTGGCTTCGTAATTGCAATGTCGGTGGCGCTTTGATATAAGGAATAGATATGGCACAAGATTTTGAAAACGTAAAAGCAAGAAATATAGGAACTTCCGCTTCAACATTGCTCACCGCTGACTCAGACGATGCAGTTATTGGTATTCGTGTTGCGAATGTAGTAACACAAACAATACAAGTAAACGTGTTTATCTCAAGTGGTGGTAATGATTATTACCTAGCTAAAAATGTTAGCATCCCTCAAGGTTCTAGTATTGAGTTTATTGATGGAGGTGCAAAAGTAGTTTTATTAACAGGCGATGCTGTAAAAGTCAGTTCTGATACAGCTAGTTCAGCAGATTGTTGGTTATCCTATATTGATAGCATAAGCACGTAAGGAGAGTAGATGGGTTATATTGGACCAAGAAATAGTGATCAGTTTAAATCCATGTCTACCCAGACTATTACGGGTAATGGATCAGATACAACATTTACTTTAAATACACCTGTTGCCAATTCGTCAGAAATAAGATTTGTTGTCAACAACGTCGTACAAAAACCAGATGTTGATTATACAGCAAGTGGTACACAATTATCTACAGGCTCAAATGTATTAGCAGGAACAGATGCAGCATATGTAGTAAACATAGGAGCTGCTGTTGGATCACAAACACCATCTGATGGGAGCGTTGATCACACCGCGATCTCAGGTTCGTTTAACGGGATGTATTTAAACTTGGCAACAGTGACATCAACTATTACAGTAGCGTCCACACAAAATGCTTTTGTAGCAGGACCAGTAAACTTTACTAACACCGTAACGGTAGAAGGGACATTGACAGTTATATAATGGGAACTTTATTTGTAGACAAATTAGATCCACAATCAGGAACATCATTAGAGCTTGGTAGTTCAGGAGACACAATCACGATTCCGTCAGGTGCAACAATTACAAACAATGGTACTCAAACAGGATTTGGTGGAACTAATGATAATCTTTTTAGAGCATATAATAATGGCTCACAACTTATGAGTCACGATACCGATACACTTCTTGAAATGAATACAGAAAGTTTTGATGTAGATGCTAAATTTGATACTGCAACTTATAAATACACACCTGCAAGTGTTGGTTATTATTATTTAAATGCTACTGTATTTTATAATTTTAATGACAGTAATTTAGGAAGAAGAATACAAGTATGGATTACAAAAAATGGGTCAAAAATTGCACAAAATTATCAACGATTTATAGATAGTGGTTTTGATGGATTAAATGAAAATAGTCTTAGTATTAGTACAGTTGATTATTCATCTAGTGCATCTGACTATTATCAAGTTTATGGTATGTGTAACAACGCTAATGGAAGTGATACAGCATATTTAATACAAGGAGAAAATCAATCTTATTTTACAGGATATAAATTAATAACATGATAACAATTTTAAAAGGAGGTCTATATGGCAAGTCTATCAACTAAAGTTAAGCTTTACTGTGAAGCGAACAGCAAAACGGCTGATTTCGGTCCAGGAGGCAATGTAGCTTTACAGGATGACTCGGACGGTAGTGGCCCGTACATAAAAACGTGGAGCGTGGATGGTTTAACAAAACCAACGGACGCAATTCTCGCGAATTATGAAACGGCAGGCAATACCGAAGAGAAAAACAACACTGTAAAAAGTACAAGAAAAGCGGCTTATGGTGATATTGGCGATCAGCTAGACGAGATATACAAGAATATTGATTCTTGGAAAGCTCGCATCAAGTCGGTCAAAGATGCAAACCCTAAATCGTAAAGGAGAAGTAATTGAGTAAAGTACAAGTAGATACGATAGATACCAGATCTGGAACGTCTACCATGCAAATTGGTAGCACGAACACGTCGACTATTAATTTAGGTGTTTCAGGTGACACGGTCAACATCCCGTCAGGGGTGACGATTGCTAACGCTGGTACAGCTACAGGTTTTGGTGGAACTAACTCTGCAAATTTTCATGTAAGAAAATCAAGTAATCAAACAGGATTAAGTAGTGGTGGTTGGACTAAAGTTACATTTGATGATGAAGTGTTTGATACTGATAATGTTTTTGCTTCAGATAAATTTACAGCTCCTTCTGATGGAAAATATTTTTTTACAACAGCTGCAAAAATAAACGCAACTGATGCTAACAATGGATTAATTGGAAGTGGTATGAGATTTACTATTAATGGTTCTATTGCGGCACAAGAAATTCATTTTATGAATGCAAATCCAAGTTACGCAGAAGGAAAAAGTGTTACTGCAGTTCTAAATTTAACAGCAAGTCAATATGTTGAAGTTTATGCTTATGCTCAAGATGATGGTGGAGGCTCTTGTTCAATTACAGGAGGTAATGACAGAGATACATTTTTTATGGGGTTTAAATTAATAACATGAGCACCCTAAAAGTAGACACGATACTCAAGAGAACGGGCACTGGCACGATAACCGTGGGCCAATCAGGGGATACCATCACTATTCCTTCAGGAGCTACGCTTAATAGTGCAGGTACGAATACGTTAGAAGGTATTGCTAATACTCCTGCTTTCTTAGCTCAAAAAACAAGTTCAGCACAATCTGTAAGTCAAGACAGCACAACAAAAATTACATTTACTGATGAAATATTTGACTCTAATGGAACATACGATACGAGTAACTCAAGGTTTACTCCTAGTGTTGCAGGTAAATATTGCATTAATGCTCAAGTTGGATTCTCTAATTTATCAGATGCTAAATATTGCTCAATATATTTATATGTCAATGGAAGTGAATTGAATAGTCGTTCCATGGGTTTTACATCAAATGGTGCAGACGCTACACAAGATGCTTTTTTCAATTTTACTTATATAGTTGATGCAAGTGCAACAAATTATTATGAAATATATGCAAGGCATAATAACGGAAGCAGTAGAGATACAACAGTACAGCAACAATGTTTCTTTCAAGCATATAGGATATTAGGAGCGTAACATGGCATTTGCAACAATAGATATGACAAAAGGAATAACAGGCACCATCCCTGTAGCAAATGGTGGCACGGGCCTAGCGTCAGGAACTACGGGACAGTTTTTAAAGTTTACAGGTAGCACGGCTATTGGCACAGGTGAAGCTGGTGGTGGAAAAGTTAATCAAATAATATTTGCAGAAACTACTTCTGCTACATCACAAACAGGTACATCTTATGCAGATACAAATTTAACAGCTTCAATAACTCCTAGTGCAACTAACAGTAAAATACTTCTTACAATTACAGACCATGTATTTATGCACCACACTAACAGCCATGATGATATGGGTGGAGCATTTAGAGTTAAAAGAACAATAGGAGGTAGTAATACAACTTTGTATCAAAACGCAAATGCATTTGAAGGATGGTATGCGTCAGATAGAAATGGGATAAGTAATAGACATTATATTAACACTATAACTTGGCATTATCTTGATACTTCGCATAGCACAACAAGTGCTATTACTTATAGACATCAAATAGCCGCTTATAGAGGTAATGATAATGCAAGAATAGAATCAAGTTATAACAGCCAAAGAGCTAATATGACATTAATGGAGGTATTAGCATAATGGAATTAAAACCAATAGATAAGTTTATTATGGCAATTAAAGTATTAAAACCAAATGTACCTTTTGTAGTAAGAGGAGCAGAAACAACAGAAGATGCATTTAATAAAGTTGAGTGGGAAACAGGAGTAGATGATTTAGGTAGTGCAATATCTACAACTACTTGTCCTCATAGTGAAATTACCTATGCAAAAATATTAGAGGAGATGGATAAATTATAATGGGATATATAGGACCAGGTTTAGATTTTGGCGCGTTCCAGAAAATCGATGACATTAGTTCAGGATTTAACGGATCAGCAACCCAGTTTAATGTACAGATAGGTGGTACCACAGCAGAGATAGCAAGTCTTAATCAGCTTATTATTTCTATATCAGGTG